CTTAGGGGGTTTCTTCGTTTATACGTAGTACGTATTAGCAGCAATGGCCTTATCAAACATCTCGTCGATAGTTCCACTGTAGCCTAGTGACTTAAGGTATTTAACTTTTAGATCGTTAACACTACCAGACAGTCCTGTCTTTAGCTTCAGATATTCATATTCGTTTAGAACACTTTTAGTGGCAAAGAACTTCTTGGCAAGGCCATCCATCGCATCATCGCCACCAGTCTTAGCTTTCAGAACAGCTCGTTGTTCATCTTGCTTAGACTTACCCATTACTTCTTAGCCTTTGGTTTAGCTTTTGGCTTGCCCTTGGCAGCAGCTTTCTGTTTTGCTTCAACTGCGTAGTAAACAGACATACCTTTTTTAGCGCCATATTCTTTCTTCATGGACGCCATCATTTTCTTATTAACTGGCATTACTTTTTCTTCCTTTTGTCATATTGATTCATTGCACGGTTCTTGCTTTTAGAAATAGCTTGTAGGTTACCCGCAGATCTATCTTTAGTATTGTGGTTCTTGTGATCCACATCCTTACCATCCCCCTTACGTACCGCACCCTTTTTCTCCATTACTGCTCGTGACTGATTACGCTCAGCACGACGCTTCTTCTGTTCAGGACTTGAGTTATACGCTCGTTGTCTGATACTGTCTGCTTTCGCACCCTTTTTAAATTCGCCTTTTTTAGCCATTTACTTTCCTGCAATCTTCTGTAGATAGTCTCGTGTCTCTTTAGGAAGACGAGCCTCCCAATGGGTTCCTGCCTTCTTAGATTCACGAATGATCTTATCAACTTTGCCTGGACCGTAGTTATAAGCGGCTAATGCTTTACGCATATCACCTTTATACTTACCTTCCATAGCAACCATGTAATCAAAGCCAGTACGAAGAGATTCTTCTTGAGACTTGTCCTTAGCTGGTTGTACACCAAAGCCAGGATCAGCTTGAGTCTTAGGCATGATTTGAGCAGCACCCTCAGCTCCTTTAGGAGATGTGAGAATACCGCCCTGTTCGTTATAATGCTTACCTCCGCTTTCAGTTTGGATTTGCTTATTGAAAAGCTTCCTAACTTTAGCAGCTCCTGGACTATCCTTCTCAGGAGTAAAGTAAGCACCTTTATAAGCCTCTACAGCAGCCTTATACGGCTCAGGAGCAGGCTGATTTGTATCAGTAGTATCTTTGCCCTTAATTAGCTTTTGAAGCTCGTTAAAGGGCATTTCCCAAGGCTTATAGTTTTTGACAGTATCTACTACTGGAGCAACAGTTTCTTTAACAGTTTCCACTGCCTTTCCTGTTGCTGCCATTAGTTTGTCAAAGCCCATATTCCAAGGGCCATTTTCATCACTGGGCTGCGCCGATGGCTCGCCAGTTGGCTTTGTTTCGGAAGTCAAATGCGTCCCCTTTACCTACATATTCATATTGACCATCAGTGGTCTTCGTACCTGGAGTCATAAACACGTTAGGCATATAACGGGCTTTGTTCTGTTCCCAATGCTTAGCGTAGTCAACACTGCCTTCCAAGTGGGCTCCTAAACGAATCAATTCATTAGCAGCATTCTGTGCTTTATTCAGTGAATCAATTGTAGCCTTGGCATTGCGAGCTTCAACAGGATCTGTTGGCATTTTCTTCATATCAAAGATAATACCAGCACCTGAGAACTTAACGTCCAATGTTTCAGGATTGATCGAGTTAACAGTTACAGACTGACCGCCTAATGATTTACCCATCACACCAACAGCAGGAAGGGCTGCTGGCTGTGACAAAGCATTCTCAATTTCTTGACGAATACCTTTAACCATTGTTCCTTCGTACACTTGTTGGAATGCACGAGAAGCATTGCTTTCAGTTTGTGCATCAACAGGGTTGGCTTTACGCCATTGACCGTATTCTGGAGATGAGAAGAACTTAGCAGCTGTCTGCAAAGACTTAGCATCACCACGCCCAATCATATCACCCACTTGCGTCTGAATGTTCTGAACAGCAGCTGTGTGCTCTTCTTTTAACTTAACGTTAGTAGGGTCACGGTTAGCATCGTTCAAACTACGCTTAACAACATCAAGCGTACCAGCTTCCACTTCTGGATTACCTACAACGGGGTATTGCACAGGAGCGTTAGGATTGATCAAACGAGTTACTGAAGAAGTAACAGCGCTGTTCATCCCCAATGAAGCTTGGAGAGCCATAGGGCTTGCACGGAACAGTTCAGCAGAAGCAACAGCACGTTGCAATGTTGGGTCTTTCTGCAAAGCACCTAGGCCTTGAATCTTAACCAACGTATCAATCTGTCCTTGCAAACGAGAAGCATCAGCTTTAGGATCAAGTAACGATTCACTAGCTTTCTGCAAGTCACCGAATAACTTGATATATGAACCAGCCATATCAGGGTTCTTACCAGCAGCAGCTGTAAGACCAGCATTGATACGTGTAAAGTGAGAAGCTAAATCAAGCTGAGCCTGTTCATATGTCTTCTTACCAGAAGCCACTTGAGCTTTCAAATCAAGAGCAACAGAACGAGAAGCATCTAGGTTAGTACCTGCGATATCGTTCAACAAACCAATACTCTGTTCTTTAAACTGAGCGTCACGAAGTTCACGATCATAACTACCTTGAGCACGGTTCTCAGCATTGATTTTGAATTGCTTCTCCATCTGCTTATTCATACGTACTTCAGAAGCATGAGCGGCTAACAACGAGTCTTCAGTCTGCTTGCTCATCCCTGAAAAGAATGTAATACCATCAGCCTGAGCAGCAATCTTAGCACTCTTACGAATCTCCTGATCAGCCTTTACAGCCTCTTCAGCCAATCCAAGTTCAGAGCCACCACTAAGGGCAACACGAGCTTGACTAAGAGACTTCATATGCTCTGTAAAATTAGAGGCATATTTTGTAAATAAAGCCTTAGAACGAATTGAAGCTTCTTCCGCTGTAATTTGTCCGTCAGCAAAAGCACTATTATAAACAGCTTGTTCTTTGCTGTAAGCTTTTACAACAGCTGTTTCATTATCTTGTGCTTGCTTGTGCATGAATCCGCTAATGGCTTCTCCAATAGCGCCAGCAGAGGATGCCAACATAGGCACCATGCTGGTATTAACAGCCTGTTGTTGAACAGGAGCAACAGGAGCTGTTCCTACCCCTTGCGGGGCGGAGAGTTGTGTTGCATTAACGCCATAATCGGCCATATTTAATTACCTTTATTTCTAAGAGCTGCAACATCATCAATACGTTGCATCATCATTTGTTTCTGTTCATCTGTAACAGGCATTGTACGAATTGTGTCTTTCAACTTATCGCCTTCTGGAAGACCAACAGATTTCATCATCATATACACCAGCTGCGACTCTTTATCTTGGAACAGGTGAGAAGTCATCCACGCAGCAGCAATCTCTTGTGCTTGAGGGTTGTTCTCATATTTCTTCAATACAAATCCAGACACTTTAGTCATGTACTCAATGTCAGTATTGCCACGAGAAAGCTCTCGCTGATAATACTTAGCAACATCATCCATCACTTGCGTTACTTCATCTTTAAACTCTTTTGAAGTTTGAGAAGCAGCTTGTGAGGCTGTAAACATATCACGTTGTGTTGCAGAGCCAAATCCCAAAGCAAGCATATAAGCTTCAACAGGATGTGCATGAGAGTCAATCACATTACCATACTTGTCGTAAATCTTTCCAGTCTCAAGAGCCAAATGTGCTTTAACAGCATTTGACCAACCAGATGAAATACTCATTACGTCGTTAAGAACAGAGATTGCTTCTTGTGGATCTTTGTAATCATCTTTAACGATACCAAAGAAACGACCAAGAGATCCAATAGCTGTCTGAACACGTCCCCCATCTTTCAAGAAGATAGATCCAGCTGGACTATTAACAACAGTATCTAAAGGACTTGTTTTCAATGTGTGGAAGAATTGTACCCATCCATGATAATCAATAGGTGCTAGACTAGAAAAGTCAATATTGATACTATTATCGTTAAACATATGGCGCAACGATTCGTTAAAGATTAAACTTTCCAAACCGTTAACAAAGAACTCTTTAAGCTTAGGATCATCAGGAAGAATATCTCCACCTAACAAATCACTAATCAATGCTGTAGGAGCACCCCACATAACTGCATCAGCTGCAATCATACGAGCACGAATAGCTGGCTCAATACGCCGATTAGTTGCTTGCAGAGCCATCTTATGTGGCACTTGCATAAACTGCAACAACATCGAAGCTCTGGTTTGATTATAAGGCATGTCACCAGCGAAGTTCATTTCACCAGTAATTGCTCGTACTTCAGAATGAGCTTCAGCCAATGTAGTGGCATCAGTCATATCTTTACCAAGACGCTTATAACGATCAAACACAGCAGCACCGTGTCCAAGTGTGTTACCCATCTCGCCTACGTCAAAACCAATACGACGCATGGCGTTAGGAATAGTTCCAGCAGCTTTAAGCAACTTATTACTATTATCTGCAGCAGCTAACAAAGTACCACGTACTAAGTTCTGTTTATCCACAGCTTCCATCAATCCTGTACCGTCTAAGAACTTGATAAATTCTTGACCTTCCTTGCTGAACTGAGCACCTGGCATCACTTTAGATCCAGTGTATTCACCCATGAGCTTCGGAATGTTTCCACTAATCCAACCTTGTGGGTTGTAAGAGAATGTACGGACAACTTGATGTGTCTGCACAATCCATTGACGAATAGGGTTAGCAGCAATTGTAGAAGCAAACACAGCTCCTTTAGCAGAGCCTGACAATGAAATGTCAGCAGCACCTAGAGCAGCTCGCTCAACCTTACTAAGTCCTAAGTTTCCAGCAATATTAGCTAATACATGGAAACCCATTTTGAATGTGTCATCTAAAGAGTTGATATATCCATTCTCTAAGTAGCGAATGTATTCATACTCTGTACGTGCATCAGCAACAGCAGGAGTAACAGTTCCTCCTTTAATACCAATTTCTTCGTATCGTGAGGGGAATCGTACACCACCCATACCATCTGATGGTAAGAAAGCTTTACGATTATCCAAGAAGCGAGCCTTCATTGCTTCCAATGCAGGGCGCATCATTGTACGACCAGCCACACTCTTAGCCGAATGAATCGCAGATTCTACTGGGTTAACGACATAACTACCATCCCCCAACAAATTCAATCCACTGGCATCTTCAAGAAGCTTACCACGATGGCGTTGAGCAATACGTCCAGAAGCTGAATGAATGTCAAACCAATCGTCGCTTGATGTACGCATAGCACGATCATCAGCACGAACGTTGTAAACCATATCAGGGTTCTGAGCCTTCATACGATCTGCAAAGTGTTGGGCTTCAGCTGTATCACCAGCAACAGCAACAGCACGACGCATACCATCTGGAGACACCTCATCTACAAAACGAGGAGCCTTGTAAGACACTTGGTAGTAACCATCAATATAGTTGAGAGCTTGATCTGTATCTCGCAAGCTACGTAGGTATTCGTTAGGATCGTTACGCACAACAACGTGTTCAGCTGTATCTGTACCAAACTGAGTAGGACGACGGAGCTTACCGAAGTAACCGCCATTAGCGTACAAATCTTTAACAGCTTGATCAGACAGTGTCAATACAATATCGTGAGTAGGATCATACACCTTACCCACGTTAGCTTGAGCTTTTAAAGGCTTAGCAAACAAATCAGCATTAGGTGCTACTAGCTTTTGATAACCTTGAGCGTTCAATGTACGAACCAGATCAAGATTTTCAAGATAGAAGTGACCATCCCAGAAATTACGCCATGCACCAACTGTTGCCATTTCATCAGCAGACATACCACGAGCCATCAAGTCACCTTGAGACAATGGAATACGTTTACTGTTGGCTTCACGAATATAACTATCTACACGAGCTTGTTCTGCTTTAGGAAGCTTAACATACTTATCAGAGAACTGAGAAGCAAGTTCAAGCATAGTCTTTTCAAACTTAGCAGCCAAGTCTTTACTAACTGTAGCAGCACCAGAGTAAACTGGATGCAACATAGAAGCAGCGTCCATTACGTTACGAGCTGCACTACCTTTGTTGTTCGAGATCAGCGTACTGAAACGATCAAGGAAGTTACGCATAACGTCAACAGTTTCCCACTTGTCAATGTCTTTAGGGCTAAGCTCTTGACGCATATCAACACGCACCAAGTAGTTACCTTCAACACCTTTAACATCTTCAAGTTTAACTGGAACGTGGTCAAGACCTTCTTTACTTAGAATAGTAATTTCTTCTGGCAACACACCTTGTTTACGTAAAGCATAAAGAGCTTGATCGTAAGCTTGTTGAGCATTCAAGAAGGAACCTTCTGGAGTACCGTATACAGCAGAGATGTGATGTTGATTTCCTTCCAAGCGGAAAGAACTCATAGGAACGTTAATATCCAAACCTTCAGCAGCAGAAAAGTCATTAACTTTGTTAGCTCGAGCTGCAGCTTTTTCAGCCTTAGTGTACTCTAATGCACCAGAGGAAAATGCAGCGTTTAAAACTTCTTCAGGCACATTCATGTCTGTACGAAGATTACGTTGCAAATCTACTGGCTTAGAAGTAACACGTCCGCTTTCAGTAACCATCTGAGGAACTACGTCAGCTGTAATAGCTTCCAGTTTATTAGTTCCATACAACCCTTGAGCCACAGAGTCTTCTCCATTGAATACAGCTTGTAACACTGTACGAGCTTTCTCTGGATTGGTCTGTTGGATGATAGCTGCTGTGCTGGATGGGTTAGTCATACCAGAGATACCACGCATCTCGATACGACGTGTCAAATCAGCAATAGGTGTAAGCGCTCCAGGAGCATCTACACGATTAGCTTTAAGCTGTTCAATCTCTTTCTCAATAGCAGCGATACGCTGTGTTGCAGTAGAGGCTTGACGGTTAGCTTCAATCTGCTGTTCAATACGCATAGATGAAGCTTTAAGCTCATCGTTATACTCTTGAATCTGTTTAGCAGCAATAGAAGAGGCTTCTTTATATCCAACCTTTTGGTTAGTTTGAATCTCTTTAGCAGCTGCCTTAATATCAGCAGGAGAGCTAGGCATAACCTTAGCTTGAATGGCAGCCAGCTCTTGTGACAGAGACTTAACTTGTCCATTGTCTAAACGATTACCAGCTGCACCAAGCAAGTCTGTCTTTTCACTCTCAAGCTTAGAAATCATACGATCTTGTTGACCAGCAACAAAACCTTTGAACTCTTCAGCATTACGAGGGCGTACACCAGCTTCAAAACCGCCTATAGGAGCCTTAGCAGCTGTGGCAGCATCTTGGGTAGCCTGCGCTGCTTTCTCTGCAGCCATAGCTCGTTTAGGAGCTTTGATAAGAGAACCCATACCAACAACGTCGAGCAAGCCAGAGAAGTTATCCAACCACTTATCAAAAGTAGTGTACTCTCCGTTTACAATGTCGTTAGCCATTTGCATTTGATTGATCTGGTTTTCACTAGAAGCAATCAATCCGCTGTTCTGAGAGATGTTATCCAGCAACGATTTAGTCATTGCAATACGCTCAGGAGCAGGAGTGTTCTTCATCTTCTCTTTCAAATCCGTAATAGACGAACCTGGGAGAGCAAATGCTTTGATATATTCCCATGCAGAAGAACCTTCTGGCAGGGCTTTAGATGTAACTTTACCAGCTGTAATGTTTGTACCGAATGGAGCAAACCATGTAGCAGCTGTATCAGCTACAGATGTAAAATTCTTACCGCTGCGAGAAGAGATGTAACTGTTAACCAATCCTTGTTCAAGACTACGTGCGTCTTCAACTTGCTGAATCAAGTCAGCCACTTTCAATCGTGACTGCTCTGCTTCGTGAGTTTCACCAGCACTGCCTTGACTAAGGTTGTTAGTCATCAACACTGTCGATGGTTCTACCTTCGTTTGATTATACGTGTTGACTAGGGCTTTTTTCTGATCAAAAGGAATGTTAGGATCAGACAATAACCCCATCATTGTTTTCATATCACCAGCTTTGGCTCGTGATGTACCTTGTTGTTGCAGATTCTTAGTTAAAGCATCTTGTCCTTGTTCACCTTCTGCCACCATCATCTGGTAGTTCTCAACAGCTTGATCTGGCTGTCCAGCAATGAACGATGTTACCGAAGCCCTATTACGAATAGTGGCTGATGGGAGTTTAAGCCCAACACTAGGAACGTCTTGAAACGCTGCCAGCTCAGAAGGGTTTTGTTCAGTTCCCATCAAACTGTCAAGTGTTGGTTCTTCCATTACGGTGTAGTTGCTTTAGGTTTAAATTGTGACGCAAAAATGCTTGTACTAAGTTGGAACATAGACTGAGCGTTCTGAGCATCAAACGAAGCAAATTGTGCTCCGAGATTAAGATCAGCTGTTTTCTGTGAGAGATCGGAAATGGCTGCACCACTTTGTGCTGCTCCAAGATTAGAACCGATGTTAGTTGCTAACGATGTACTCAATCCACCAACAGCTCCAGATTCCAGAGAGCTTCCATATCCACCAGTGTTGAAACTAGAAGCTAACAATCGTGAACGTCGTACACGCTCTTCTCGAATTTGTTGTCTCCGTTCATTTGCTCTGGCTTGAGCTGCATTAGCTGTCTGAATTTCTCGAATCTTTTCTTGCTCTTGGGCAGATTGGCTCATCAAACTTTCTTGTTCAGCTTTAGCTTTTTCAGCTTCACTATAAGCCATTGCTCCACCAGCAGCAGCAGCGGTTGCACCTGCTGATAAACCACCAACACCGCCTGTAAAATAAGCAGCAGCTGCAACCCCAATAACTTTTAATGTACTACTTCCCATACGATTACCTCGTTCCTAATTCCGTCAAAATATAATTCTTTTTCAAATCTACCACCAAATAGTCTGGCAAACTTTGGGTTAGGTGTTACAGTCATTATCTGTTTAACACCTGTTTGTTTTAGTTCTTCTAGCAGATTACCAAATACTCGGTAGTATCTTTTTAACGAAGAAGGTTTCCAATCAAACACATCACAATGTAAGAATACTCCCTCCTCGTTAAATTCAACAACGAATTTTACTGACTCATCTTGGTAGTACGTAATCTTATGTTGTTGAGTTTCCATTGAGTGCTAAGCTCCATCCAATTAAACGACAATCGTGTAATGGTTCAGTCTCGAAATATAGCGAGAATGCTTTACCACGTCCACGTAATTTACTCTTAGATGAAACAACTTCAAATCCAGTATCGAAAGTATCTTCTGAATTAACAGGTGTGTATTCTTTACGATAACGATATGCTTGTCTCAAAGGGCTCCACTTATTAGAATTGTATCCATTAGACCAATCCCACATAGAACGAATGAAACAACTAGATGCACCGATAGGTGTTAAGTCTGGATTAGTTCCATTCTCAGTTCTACGGAAATGAGTTGTCAAATATGGAATCTGTTTATAGATAGATGAGTCATCTGCTGTATAAGCTCCTGTTTGCAAGAAGCCTTTAGCATCAACACCTATACCATCAACACGTTCCCAATCCAAGAAGTATGGGTTGTTGTAATAACTAAACGTATAATATGGAACACCACTAACTAAGACAATACATAAATAACGACTAGACTGTACTCCAGCTTCACGACCAGTGTTAGGAATAACAACTGAATCTGTATTACTAAATACTTGATCTGTTCCTGCGAAGATAAGTGTATTACCTGTTCCTGATTGGAAAGGTGTAGACTTAAATGCACTAATCACTTCTGCTGAGTTAGCAGTTGTATTACTAATTCGGAACACATAGAACGCACTCAGCACAACGTCTAAGATCAGCTCTTTAGTTACTGAGCTAGATGAGAAACGAACACCTTCATGGTAAATCCACCGAATCTTCTTTCCAGTTGAGTCGTATACACCAATAACGTTCTCTTTAGCCGTATTCGTAATTCCTTCGTAGAATTTCTGAATAGTTGACTGAGTAATGTTAGTGGCTGTGTATTCACCTGTCTGATCACGGTTAAGTGTATAGATTCCATCAACAGACCAATAGAACAAACGTCCAGAGTCTTTAACGATAGAACGAGCCCCTAATGCACCGAAGTCAGAGATACGGTCTACTTTAAAGTTAGTAGCTACGAATCCAAAGTCAGCACCACCTGTAATCATCCATACTCCGTTATTAGCAAGAATAACAAGAGAGGTACCAAGGTTTACTAAACTAATAATCTTATCTACACCTGACACACGAATAAAGCCACCATCGGTATCTACAATGTCGTTTGATTCACGAGATGTAGGATCACCTTCTTGATAACACTTAGTAATATCTGGAGCACTTTTTACAAGCTGAGAAAAGAATACGTAGTTAGACAAGTCAGGACTACGCTTATCACCCGATGTAACTGCTCCATTGAATCCACCATAGAACACTCGTCCAGCAAATTCAGTAATAACAGTAGCACCACCAGATGTATAATCTGCTTTAGCGTTTGTAAACGTTGGCATTGCCATCTGTGGATACTTAGCATAGTTGGCTGCAACAGCAGCTGTTCTGGAAGTACCACGACGCAATACGTCGATAATAAAATAACCTTTAGCAGCTACCGTATTAGCACCAAGAATCTCTTGATACAAGTTAGGATAGATACGTTCGAAAGGTGTTTGAGTAGAAGACACTTGCTGGAACTGAAGTCCAGGCCATACTGTTTCTGAGTTACTTGGATACTTACTTAATGAAGCCGTATAGATCGTCGTAGGATCATTAACTGTTCCTGTATTATCTTTACGAGGGATACCCCACGATTGATTATACAAGTTGTATCGTTCAAAGTTAGTAACTGATGTAGGCCGATATGTTGGGTCAGCTTCTACACTTGAGTCAGAAGACTCAACACCCCAAATATCTCGTACTTTAATTGATTGATATGCTACAGTGAATGCACTACCTGTATACTCAACAACACCAATAGTGTCAGAGCCAGCAGCTACAATCAATCGTCCATCTACGCTAGTAAACGAATAGTCAACTCCAGTAGGGAATGACGAGAGAGTAACTGTACCTTTATATCCACCACCAGAAATAGAACTAGATTGGATATCGAAGAATGTTAGAACCTGTTCAGTCTGTAATACTAGAAACAATGTTCCTGAATCACTTTTGACGTTCTTCCATTCAAACGTAACAGGGTCATTAGCAAGCAATGCAGCTAGAGAGGTTGGGAGGGCCCTTAGCGTGTATTCATTCTCGAAGTCCATACCAAGACGACGATCTCGTGTACCATCTCGATTAAGCTGGAAATTCTCTTCATCTAGAGAAGCTTCTGGGGGAAAGTTTACAGGACTAGCCTCAGTAATCAATCCCTTTACGAAGTTTTTAAATTCAACCTTTATTGACTTCTTTGGCATCTGCTTCTTTCTTTGGTTTACCTTCGAGGTATTTATCAATCACCCCCTTAGCGTAAACTGGTGTAGTGTACATGCCAGTGAGAATGTCGGGGACTTTACCACCTTTACCATCAGTCACAACAATATAACTCATTGGCAGGTCTTTGTGAGGCTTAATTTGAAAGCCTCTATAAATTGTAATCATTTACGTCCTTTACGACCATAATCGTCATATCGCACACCACCCTTAGCTCGCCAGTCTTTACGTGCAAGCCATCGGTTCTGACGACCAGCCTTCTGTTCAGCTTTCTGATTAGCTACTTGTTTAAGTGCCATGAACGCTGTACTCTTAGCTTCTTCTAACAATGCAGGAAAAGCATCAATAGGGAGGTCAGGAATAGCTTCGTTAGTGCGAACCCATTCAGGAACAACATAGGCCAAGCACTGAGATTTACTGCTCATCAATGTAGTATTAACTGTTGAGTCATACGCATCTGTAACCAAGTATGTATCGTCAAAAGAAGTCCAATACGTAGGAGCTTTGTCATTGAGAATTAATAGCTTAGTGCCGCTAAAATCGGTAATGATTGATACGTTACCAGTTTCAGTGTTTCGAGTAGAGATATACCGAAGAAAATCGTCTGGCTCTTTATACTTAACATCTTGCAATATAGGCTTAACAGTGGTGCCGTTGTCATATTTGAAGAAGGAGAGTTCTTTTAAGTTGTCTGGGAGACGTAAGTAGTTGGGCTTAGAAGGAGAACCAGAACCTTCTAATTGCAACAGTTTACGTGTGTGAGGCCAATTCCTGTTACCGAGCATTTCGTAATAACAAGTCTTAATAATCTGAGCTACTTGCTGTGACTCAATAGTGTCATCAAGACCATTGACTTCATCTGAATCCATGTCGTTCAAGATGTCTTGCGTCATCTCCAGAAGAGTCATTTTCATATTACAGTGCCTTTAACATTTTAGCAGTGAGGTTCATATTGTGAAATACAATGTTACCTGTTGCGTCTGAAGCTGTCAATAGTTGAATGTAATCACCAGCAGCTACAGTAATGAAATCTGATGCAGAAAGGATACCAGAGTCACCATTAGAATTGGATTTACACCATACGTGCATAGGGGAAATAGCTGTTCCGTTCATTCGGAATCTCACTGCCACTTTAGCTGTGTTAGATGGGAAGCCTGTGATGTTAGACCAGAAGTTAATGTCATACACACCTGCGTATGTAAACGTCAACTTGTTAGTATCGAATACAACGCCATCAGCTGTACCGTTAACGAATGGAGCACCAGAGCCAGTAAGCAACGAATATTGAGAGCCAGTCTCAAGTGTAGGATCTGCAGCAGCTGTAATAGCAAAAGGAACAGCGTTATCAACGATAGTCATTTTACCGTATGTGCCATCTCGAACTAATTTAACTTGTCCACCAGAACCAGTTGTTAATAGTTTTAAGTTTGCTACGTTACCATCACCAGATAAACCTGCAAGCGTTTCAGTTCCTACTTTCTTCCATGCACCGCTACCTGAGCCATTGGCAAAGTAAGCAGTATTTACGGTAGCTGAGTTAACATCTTTAGGTTCGTGGAGCTGATCGTTCGCAATATTTTTATGTTGGATAGTCATGTTATTCTCCGTACAAACAAAAAAAGGAGACCGAAGCCTCCTTTAATTGTATATTAGGCTTTTGCCTTGCTGAAGAATTCCAGCACCAAAACACCCTTACCAGCAGTAGTAGCGGTAGGAGTTGTACCACCCAACGCAATAGCAACTTTAGCGGCTGCAGTAGTACCGGTGGTGGAGTTGGTAGCCCATGTACCTGCACCAGCAGTGGACAAGTCCTTCGTACCAACAGCTTGCAATTCAGCTTGTGTAATCACAACACCGTTTGTACCAGGAGCGCCAAAGGCACCGATCTGCACTGTAGGAGATGTACCACCAAGAGAAAACGCTTCGTCAACACGCAATTCATACTTACGGAACTTAGCACCTTTTGGCACTACGACAGGTGGCAAGAACAGATCGTTCAGAGTGCTACCAGTCAAGTTCACGCTCAGACGAAATACACTGCCGTCGCTGTCTTCAAGACCAACAGCAGAACCAGTGTTACGAGCACCGTAGTTTTGAGACACGCCGATACCGGCTTGATTTTTAAAAGTCATTATATTACCTTTGTTCTTTAGAAGGAAGGGACTAGCCCTTCCAGTTTATTAGGAGTTAACAGCCGAGGTGATCACGATACCCAAGGTATCAACACGCTGCGTACCGAAGCCCCAACGAGCAGAGGTAACGAACTCATCACGACGCAAATCTTTATTGCGTTCGCCTTCCACCTTAGGCATACGACGCCATGCAGCCATGATGGGCTTGGTGTTGTCGTCTGCAACAGACATAAACACGTTAGCAACACCAGTGGTGATGGTAGTAGTACCGTCGCCGAAAGAACCAGTGTCCAAACGGTTAGAAGTGATGATGTTCCAGCCATACAGGTTCATCAAGAAACTGTGCTCACGATCGAAGCCGTTAGCCAAGATGTTAGCAGCGAATGGAGTGACGTCACGAGCCAAGCTCACGGTCTTGTCCAATGTAGCAGCGCACACAGGGTCAACAATAGCGATACGACCAGCCATTGGCACGTTAGCCTTGTCGAAAGCCAGCTTCATAGAGATGAAGTGGTTCAACGAGATCACGCCGTTGGTTTCAGCAGAAGCAATACGGTGAGCGAAACCGTTCACTTGGTTAGCAGCTGCGTTAGTCTGAGAAGTGTTAGCCTTCTTCAAGAAACGAGTCTCAAAGATTTCCTGGATAGCACGAGTAGATTCGCTAGAGCGAGCACTCATCAGAGCCTCAACTTGAGCACCATCTTCACGCAACTCATCAGTCACATACCAAGCATCGCCGACATAATCGGTAATGGTCAAAGTCACTTCACCAGATTCAATTGGTGTGTAATCGAATGCAACTTCTTCAGCACCGTCCTGAATGGTAACAGTACCAACAGTCTTGATGTGCAAAGTAGTACCTGAACCGAAGTCAGAGACGTTACGGTAGAACGAGCCAGGGAGCAAACCATCTTGCAGGTTGCGGAGAATAAAAGCCGAATATTGTTCTGCTTCGATGAACGAAGTAGAATTACCACGATTTTGAGACATTAATTGCCCTTATTTAAAATGTTTAAAATATACCTTTGGATCGGTAAGATCATGCACAGTCAAGCCTTGATTATGCAATTCGTCAACCATTCTACGAGAATTCGCAGATTCCTCACGGAGATCGTTGGTTGTAGCGCCGATCAACGTAGGTTTCGCATTCTTACCGACGAATGTTTCTTGTGTAGGCTGGAACGCCGATGTATTGATGCTAGGACTTTGTGAAGGAGCTGTGGGTTTAGCGCCATCAAGACCAAGCAATTTCAATGCAGCTGTAGGTGTTCGTGCAGCCAACGCGTTAATATCTTCCATTGACATACCGAGCTCTTTAGCTTTGCTGTAGAAGACTTCTTCAGACTTCTCACCGAAAGCTTTTGTAACAGCGGATACAACAGTTGAAACGTTGTTTTTAGCAACTTCAGCTTGTTGTTGTCGTGTCAATGTTTGAGTAACTAATGCAGCAACTTGCTCTTCCGACAAACCAGCAGGAGCGGGTTGGCTCGACTGTTGATTGTTTGTGTTCTGAGTGAGATTTTTCAAAGTATCTTCAAGTTGAGTGATCTTAGCTGCTGCGGCCTTCGCTTCTGCCAATTCAAGTTCCTGCTGTTTAAGTTTATCACTAAGCTGAGGAATATAGTCTTGCGAATGCTTCAACGCGTTAAGGGCGTCTTCAACTGATTTGTACTTTGGTTCTCCACGGTCATTCTTAATCGAACCAAGCAGGTCTGCAAGAGGGTTCGGAGGATTACCGTTTGGTGGGGTGCCAGCTCCACCGTTGTTTTGATTTGCCTGGGTAGGCTGATTTTGATTATTGTCAAAAATCGAGGTCGGGTCTGACATTCGATTAAATTCCTATACGTATAAAAATTGGAGCGGTTATCGGGAATTGAACCCGATCTACTAACTTGGAAGGATAGTGTGCTGCCTTAAGACACTCTAACCGCTTTAAAGCCCATTAACTCAAGGGCGAGGAGTTTTCTTGGCGAGTTGCTAGGGATTCGAACCCCAATTACAGGGTTTTGGAGACCCGTGTGTTACCATTACACTAACGACTCAAATAATTTACTACTAAGTATTTCTAGAATTTATACTATCTAATTCTTAATCGTTCGTTACACTCACTGATTAAGTATACTAATATAAATACTTACAAAGTATATTACTTCGTTTTAGAACTTTTTTCGACAGAATCATTTGAAATTAATGAAATAACTTCAAAAATAGCTCGTTCAAAGCCAATATAGTCAGCTTGTACATACGCCCATGAGGGAGAATCATATGTATTTTTCTGTCTAATTTCTTTACGTAGCGTGTCTACTTTATCTTCTAGTAATGCCGATAGGCGTTCCCTAAAGAAAGCCGAAGCTTTGAAATCACTTTCAATCTCAACGGCTTGTTCTTTAGTTAACCCTTTTTTTAGGGATGTTTTCATTGTGGAGCTACAGGCATAGATTGTTCAACCATCAAGTCTTCTTGAGCTTGACCAGCCATACGTTGTGTTTCTTGTTGTTCAAACACTGCTACGTTAGGGCGTACCAAATCGAAACGATCAAGATTAAGCAAATCTTCGACCATAGTAGCAAGTTTAATTGAACTAACGTGAGGAGAGATTTGTTGCCAAATTTGCGTATTAGCAATACCTGTCAAGTTCTGAATCATTTGAGCTTGTGCAGCAAAGTGACGAGCACCAACTGGACGAAGTACACCTGATGCTGTAATGTCATCACGCGTAATCTCCATAAATTGTTTAACACCTAAGTCGTCATCAAGAACTCGAATTACGTCTGTTTGATCTAAATTACGTTTACCTACTTCCAACATATTGTTGAGAACTGGTTCAAGCAATTCAATTTCAAAGGTAGTAATTTTCTCTTGGAAGATACGACCAGCAGAGTTCTGCAATTGTTGTACTTCGAAAGCAGTCTTCTCACCAGCAGAACGAATACCCATAGCCTCACGAGGAGCCCCAGCATATTGTTCCATACGCATTTCAATTTTATCAATATTATTTTCAGCAGTAATAACCCATTGCACATTACGTGCCAATTCAGTTACACTGCCGTTTTCATCAATATGAATTTCTTCACCTGGTTTATACTCAAAATCTTCAACTTCACCAGCAATAACCAATGGAGGAAGAATTGCTAAGTCCATAGCGTCTGCCTTCAAGTTCTCCAGATGGTCAATACGGTATTGCATACCCACCAGGTTCTCTAAAGGGCCCATAGACCAGAGATTATCAGGTCGGGTACGCCAACCTACATGGGAGATCGGAGAGTAGCCTGTCCAGCTTTTAATCGCTTCGTTGCGGACAACAAACATACGATCCATAACAGTAATCACACGTCCCAATTGCATTGAGCTGTCTGTACGATTATGAATATCACCATGAAATTCCAATAATTCAAAGTAACCGCTTTGCAAATATTCAGCGTAGTTACCAAAACCATCTACTTGAAATCCATCAGCTTTATCTTGATCTTCTAAACCATAAGCATTACAATACTTCATAAGCTTGGCTCGTTTAGCTAGAGCTTCTTTCAAGTACATATTCTCAGGTTCATCTTGAGCCATCCGTTCCAATTCTCCAATTGATTTCAGTGAACGAACAATTTTAAATGAGTCTTTAAACGATTGAGCCAAAGGATTGAATACAATGTCCAAAGGACTAATGCGCTTCATTCGAGGACCAACATATTGAGGAATCTTTTCACCGCGATCATTAACTAGGTAGGAAGCCTCATAATCGACTGTAGCAAAGGCATTACCATAGTCAATGTAGTCATACAAGCATTTACTCATTTCAGTGCGGAAATGACCTTCTCGTGTCTTGTTAGACATATAAGCTTCAATAGCTCGAGCTTTATCTTTAGTGCCATCCTTCTTACTATATCCTTGCCAAGACAGCCAATCATCATTAGGGAACAAAGCCGAAATATAATTAGAATGCAAGTTATCACGAATCTGACAAAGCTTAGGCAATGTGGTACTATTCTTCCACGGCAACGATTTGTTAGTGGTAGTGGTAGTATCTGTTGCAAAGATGTAGTTACGTGTTTCTTTCCACAAATCAATTTTAGGTTGACGTTGTGTATTATACGTATGCCATGTATGAGCAATGTATTTTGCTTCATTGTCACGTCCAAAAGCAGACGAAATTTCTAGGGGTTTTTGTGCCATTTATTATCTATACCTTACACCGCCGAAGCGAGAGTGGAAACTTACAACGTTACTATACGAGTCATCTCGTTCTTTGGTTCTCTTAGGCTTAACTGCAATCTCTACAGCGCAAGCTAAAGCGTCCTTAATGTCATCATGTGCTGGACGTGCAAGAACAAGTTCTTCTTCAAGCATATCAATATAACCACCTTTAAAGTGCCATACTGATTGATTTTCATATCTATGTTCCAAAGCTGCAGCAATACGCTCTGCTTTAGAACCTTCATTACGTGTGGGACGATGCTCATCAATAGAAAGAGAAAGACCTTCTTCTCGTAACTTATCTTTGAGATCACGTACAATAACTGCTTGAGCCACAGTTACTTCAGCACGTAGTTTTTTAAATT